TTTTTTATTGGTTCCTACTTGCTTTAATTCATCTAATTGAGATTCTTTTACAATTATTTGCTCTTTTGCTTTTAACTCATCTAATTCTTTAAATCTCTCCGTCTTGATCTTTTCGGATGCCGCCTTTCTAGCTGCCTTCCTATTCTTCTCTTCGTCAGCAAGGAATTGAGTATAATCTTTTTCAAGCTCCTTCTCACGAAGCTTCAGGCTTTTATATTCCACTTCTTGAGTTTTTGCATATTGACGAAAAAGGTTTATTCTTCTCCTGTTAAAATCCCCTTGAACCTTAATTATCTGTCCTTCGGTACCATCTTCTAACTTTACTCTTCTAATGGCGATGTCTTCAAGGGCTTTTAGTGTATCTAGTTGCTTTTTGAATTCTTTATCTAGCTCCTCTTGTGTTTTCTTTGTTTCAACAGTTCTTTCGTTTAGGCTCTTAAGCTGAGATTCTAGTTGTTTAATAGCAATACGATATGAATTTACCTTCTCTCGGATTTCTTCATTCTTTGCAGTATACTCATCAATTGTTTTTTGAGTAGATGATGTTGTAATGCCTAATCCATCAAGAGCTTTATCTAATAGATTGACATCATTCTTTGCATCTACTATAACTGAATTATTTCTATCAAATGATATATCGAGCGCATCCACTTCTTTTCTCAGCGACGCAATAGTTTCAGTTATTTTTACTATTTGCTCTGAAACTGGCAGTTTGCCAAAGCCTTCAAATGTTTGCAGCAACTCATTTGCAGCTTTATTATACTCACGTTGAGACCGTTGAAAATCATTTTCCTCAAACTCCCTAATTGCCTTTACTAGGTCTCCAATCAAACTAATCGCATTACTAAATCCATTTGATGCCTGACCTCCAAGCGTTTTTGCTAGCTGGTCAAATTCATCATCCAGATTACTTAACTGCCCTCCAAGAGTCTTTGATATTGCCTCCATCGATCCTGTTACACCCTCAAGGTCTCCCAATGAAAGAATATAATCCTGAATAGATTGACTTGTAAAATCAACCTGTTTTTGTACTCCCTTAAACGTAAATGTAACTTTGTCGCCTTCCTTACTCGCCCTAATTCCGAATTCTTTTAACCTTTCAAACTCTCCAGTTTGAGCATCAATAACTGCTTCTGCTAATTGGTCAAATGATTTACCTGTTGATGATGCTAAATCTCCAAGTTTTCGAAGTTCAGTAACTGTAGGTTTAAACCCTTGATTAGCGAGCTTAACAAAAGATTGTGTGAGCTCTGTTACTCCAAATGGGGTTTTAGCTGCGAACTCTTGAATATCCAAAAGTGCCTTCTGTGCTAAACTTGAATCTCCTAGTGTGTTAGTTAATACAGCTTCTAATTTTTGAAACTCTGCTGTAACATCTCTAACATACTTTGCATAATTCATTATTGTTGATAAGGTGAAATATCCAGCAAGAGCACCGCCAACTGTTTTAAGTGTATTATTTAAATTATTTGACTCCTTCTCAACATTCTTAAAACTCTTTACCACTCCATCAGACGATTTCTTGGCAGCCTCATCAACACCACGAAGTCCCTTCTCAAGACCTTTTAAGTCTCTCTCTAGCCTATCCAGCCTTGCGCCATATTCAACTATTACCTGATCCACGGGGTATACTCTCTATAGTGTATTTTAATAAGGATAAGTACTCTCTCGTTGTATATCTTTTTATCTTCTCTATTTCTCCTGGACTTCCTGACGCAAGCCAAAATATTTCATCCTCATCTGACTCAACTGCCTGAACTAATTGGACTCTGTGATATAATTGTTCATCTGTGTTTTTATCGCCTCCAACTTCACTATCGACTCCCGCCATAATTCGTGAAATTCGCTCTCGAATGATTTTAAGAAAGGCAACACTTCTGTCAATTTCGCATTGTAAAAAAAATCGTACAGGCCCTCCTTGCTGTCTTTGTGGAACTGTTCAATCTTTTGAGCGTGAATATTTAAATCTATTACTGCTGGATCTTCGTCTTCCCTAATGTATTTGAAAGCAACCATATCAAACATCATATCCGGATGCATCCATATTTTAGCCCTTGATTCAAGTTCATTTATAAGATGCCCTACCATTGCCACATCTGGCTTCTTTCCGTTATTCAATGCGGCTTTAGCTGTTGTAATAAAAAGTTCCAAATACTCATCATCCAGACCGAACTTAATTCTCATAAGTCGTCTTTGGATCTCTTTAGTTCTTTGATGTGGAAGATCAAGTTCTTTCTCTGGGCTGAAATACCGTCTACCTTCAGAGTCCACAAACTGAACTTTCATATTCTCAAAGCCTATTTTGCTAGATTGCTCTGAGAAGTATATTCTCAATATTTGTTTCCTAAAAAGTCGGTAAAAGAGCTTAATCATTATGAATGAGTTTATATATGAAAAGGTTGACCGCAGAAATGGCAACTACAACAAATGGCCACAAAGCTAGAGAAAGCCAGCATGGCTTTATCAATATCCAATACATGATAGATCCCCAAAACGAGGCATAACATACCACACACCCTATTATTGGGTTGTAAAGAAATCTTAGCTTACTTTCTTCATGAAATGTATTGTTCATCCATATCTTAAATGGGTGTAAAATATATCCTTCGCTTGAGATGATAGCAAGGCCATTACAGAATAGAGAAATGAGGAATATATCAAGTATAAAATTCATATTTTTAAGGTCCAGGTTGTTTCCTCTAATCCATTGATCTTTTCGAAATACACACCAATACACTCAAATTCTGAATCATCTATAGTTATAGGCAACAATATATGAGAGGCAGAACTAACATATATTTCGTAGTAAGAGTCTTGATTGTAAAATGAAGGGGCTGGTTCAGAAAGATCAAGAGTAATTACTCCTGTTTCTGATGTTGTCACTGAATGGCGATAATTATAACCTGTTGATATGTTTTTAATATCAACATAAACCAAAGTATTAACCTCAGATACTGAGCCTAATATCAGTTCATCTAAACATGTAGGAATCTTTTGTGATTCTTGGCAGATACAGGACATTTGGCATTTGGTTTACCTCCTTATTATCTGCCTGAGAGTGGGCAACTGATGTAAATATAATAATTTGTGTATTCTTTACAAAATTAGTTTCGTCTTTTCATGTGAACCTCAATCCACTTTTTTAAGAAGGTATTAATTCCATATCTAACACAATCTAAAAAATCTGCCCGTTGTGTTAAATCATTTCTATTTCTTTTTAATATTTGCCCAAATGCATCACATTGAACAGTTCTCATATCTCTGCAAGTATTAGGACATGTTTCAGGATTTATTTTGAAGTCTGGGAAATTAGCAAGAAGGTAATTGACATCTGAGCTACTGTTTTTATGTTTAGGGTTTGACCTTACCCTTACCTGAGAATCATTAAGCCTTAATCCTCTTTGAAGTTGTCGATAAAAACTTGCATTGTCTCTTTGCGAAATATCTCCATCATTTCCCATTGCATCACCTGTTATTAAACAATTTGGTAGGCTATTTAAATATTTTGCCTTTATAAGATCAATCATTGCAGGAATAGAGCCTTTAATTATTTGCGCTTCATCAATTATATGAAAATGCTCTCCTTTATCATCTCGCCACATGTGCCCAAAATTAACTGCAAAAGGGGTAAGGTTGAAATCAATCATAATTAAAAGCTGCTTACCTTGGCTAAATACTGCCTGTGTTGATTCATGTTTCTTTGGATCATATTGATGAGCAAAAGGATTTAACACCTCCCTTTCGGCTTCCCAATCACCATATAATAACCTTCTTTTATCATAATCTGAGGTCATTTTTTCAAGCTGCTCCATATAAAGAGCCTTAAACCCTCCGTCTGGATTATCCGTAACCAACGCCTGAACAAACTTCTGATACCTTTCTAGGTCAATCGGTTTATTTTCTGAATCTAATATGTACCTATCTTTAACCCATCCTGGCCCAGGGTTACAAGTAATCAGCGTTTTAGGAACCAACCCAAATTCAGCAATCTTCCACCTTAAACGGCTATTAACTATTTCAAAAGCTTTTAATGTTACCTCCGTTGCTTCATCAATGAATGCATCTGTATATTCGGTTGAGCCTAATGAGGTGAAATCAGGGTCTGATGGGTAAAAAAATAGATCCTTTAATATTGTCTTACTGCCATTATACCAAGTAATTGTATGATCTTGCCCATTATATCTAAAGTGTTGCCCTGCGACATACCCCATATCTGCACAGGCTTTAAATAGAGTAATAAGTGTTGATTCTTTCAAGGCTGCTAATTTAGCCCTTCCAATCAATCCCCTTGAGCCTGGGTAATTTAATCTTCTATGGATATGCCAGATACACCCTAGCCAGCTCTTGCCACCTCCAGCTGCTCCTCCATAACCAATCTCTGTTGTTTCTTGGTCTTCAAGGTATCTCCAGGCAATTGTTTGTTTTTTACTCAGCTTGATCCGCTTCACTATCTAAAATAATAAGAGGGGCTTTAAAATTGTGATTCTGGTCTACCTCCTGTTTATCTCTCAATCCAAGGTCCCTAGCTATGATATTTGCATTTAAAAACCCTGCCGCCGCTCCGGTAAACTTCTGAGAATACATTATTTTCTCAATTCGCCCAATGACTTGAAGAAAATCTTTATATTCTTCGTTCGTTTTATAATCCCTAAGCGAAGAAATATCAAGGAATAACTCTAACGCCTCCCATGTATAAGCCCTCATTTTTGGTATTCTAACCTCATCAGCATCTTTACCTTTAAAGTCTACTTCATACAATGGATTTTCGTCACACCACTCGAAATATTTACATGCCTCTTCCCAAAGTATTTCCGGAGAGGAAAATATCTTATCCCTTCCGTGCTTGCTTCTCTGTTTCCAAAATTGATTTCCTATTGGTGCTGCCATTCTCTTCTAATAATCTTTATTCTTTGTTTTGCGACCTGCCAGTTGCTGCAATATGAGTTAGCTCAATTAGTTTTTCTGTAGTACACACCTCAGGATGCTTGCGATAAACACTAATAAATATCCTAGCAATATCTCCAGCTGTAAAAACAGTTGTTTCTGCCATTTTATAAATTTTTGGCGTAACATCCTCTATTACAATTCCCGGAATTCCTACCATGTAGAGTATTTGTCTCACATCTGACTCTTAAATTCTTTCTATCTTCCATATTGTGTATAATTTACACTATTTATTCTGATTTTTCAAATTGTCGAAAATATTAACCTATACCCAACCGCCAAAATTAACCCTGCGAATTTATACCAATGGCCTCCCATTTGACGAACGAGTTTATCAGAGAATGCAGTTGTTCCAATGTTCCATATGCTTTTATTTGTGAATAAATTGTACCCGCCATCAAAGACTATCCAGAAATACCAAGCATAAGCCAAAAGCCAATCAAGTGGACAAACAGCAATTGCGAATATAAACCTGAATACAAACCCTAGCCAATGCCAATGCTTATTATCTTGCTTGTCAATAGGCGAAGCGAGCGAATCCCGATAAGAAGCTCCGACAGGAAAGAGTGCTAAGATCGCCCAGGCTATTTCAGTATACATACCAGTATCACAATTATTAACAACCCTCCTAGTATTACCTCTCTTGGGTGTTCGTTTAAAAACTTGATTGTATTTTTCATCTCTTCCTGATTACCTGTATACTGTCATTTTCAAATATTACAACATTAGCCTGCATTCTCGGATTTTTTCTTTGTGTGTCTTTCCAATTAACAGTATTGATATTGTGCTGATCTTTAAATCTTGCAACATAGACCCATTCGGTTTTAGAATAGTAATATCTGTAAACTTCTATATCGCTATTTTCACCTTCGGATAATCGCTCTAGTGTTCCAGGCGTTTCGCATCCTGCTACTATAGCAAGAAGCATTATTAATAATATCTTTTTCATTTCTTATTCTCCTTTCTCAGCTTCTTTTTTATTGATTAGAATTGGATTACCAATGCTCACTTTAGCATTTGGCAACTTTTCTAATAGAGATTTCTTGTACTCTTCAGGATCAAATTTCTCATCTGTCGAAGGACTTACACCATGCATTAAAATTTTAAAATCACTCATATCCTTATTCTCATCTCCTTGGTAATTTGTACGCTCTTTCCATTTTTTAAAATCTTCCTGGCGTATTGATACAACCAAGTCTAGTTCTGGATTATAAATGTTTACTATTTCATCTCCCAACCTTTTATATTCTTCTAAACCTATGATTAC